TGTTGTGTGTTTCCCTTTAGAAATTCATAAGTTATTTTATTTTCAGTCATTTTATTTCTAATATTCTCAAATCCATTATCATTCTTAGTAAATACTAAAAATTTACCTTTAGGATTCTTATTAATGATAGAAATGAATTTATCTTCTTTTGATAAAAATTCATTATCTGTTTCTTCATTTGTTGCCGTTGTTGTCTTATTTACAATCGCAATCAATTTATTATAACTCGCAATCGGATTTCTGCAATATGGACAATTATTATTCTTATCCATCCATTTCATAATACAACCACCACAAAATAAATGAGTGCATTCAAGCATAATTGGATTTTTAACAGTATCCATACAAATAACGCAATTATCAGTGGAAAGTGATTTAATTCTTTCCGTTAAATCTGCAATCTTACTCATTTGAACTTCAATTTCTACATCCAATTTCTTCAATTTTTGCTCCTTATCATTATCATTAATATCTAAATCATTGATATATGCCCTTTCTCGTTCCTTATTTTTCAAATCTTTTTTCAATTCCTTTGAAATTAATTCAATGATATTATCTTCGGTTTCATTTTTACCTCCAAGTTCTCTAATGGCACCTGCGAAATCATTTGCATTTATCTTTTCCATAACTGATGAATTTAAGAATTTTCGAGCAATTAAATAATCTGCAGGTAATTTACATAAATAAAATCTTTCAATTGGTTCTGGAATGTCAAAACTACTTTTAATAAAACTTTCACTATTTTTTACCAATACAAGATTAATTAAATTATCATTTAAAAGTTTTCTCATTCCGAGTGTATAAAATGATGCATTTGTATTTTTTAATAAATCGGTATAAGTCCCTGAAATTAACCACGCATAATGATATTGCATGTGATATGGCATTTTTGAGGCAATCTCGTGTGCCTCATCAATAATAATTCTTTTCCAATTTTTAATTATTGGCAATTCAGTTAAATAATCACATAAAACTTTTAATGTTGTATTCTTAATCAAGACTAAATCAAATGATTCAAAATAATCAACTAATTCTTTTACATTATCACCTGTAAATTTAGGAATATTATTTTTAATAAAATTTAAATTAGTAATTGATAAGACTTTTAATGTTGTATGTTTTGCGGCCGTTTCTTCCCATTGAACAAAAACGGGACCTCTTGGAACAACTACCAGAGTTGTATTAATTATCTGTGGTTCTTGACAAATTAATTTATTTTTATAAGTAATTGTTAAATAATTATAACTAAAATCATCTGTATTATGTGTCTTTAGAAAATTTGGATTTATATAAATATTACTGGTGTCATTTGCAGCAATCAATGATAAAGCAAGTAGTGTTTTACCATATCCTACTTTATCGCCAAGAATTCCAATGTTTGTAGACACATTTAAATCAATTGTCGAATCATTCGCCGTTAATGATACAAAATGGCGAGGAACAGGTCGTGTATATTGATTATAATTATTACTATAAAAATAATGCTCATTAATTTTATAATTTAATTGTCCCTTATTTTCCATTTCAATTGCTTTATATAAAGATGTTAATTGATGGGGTTTAAGTTGTAATTGGACTTTTGAAGGCTGTTTTCCATAATTATTAGTCTCATTTAATTCGAGGCCATAACTGCGGACAACTTCAGATGAATTCATTTTCTAATAATAATCTTTTCTATTTTTTATATAATTATTTATAAAATGATATAAGAATATAAAACATACTTTTCTTTATATAAATATGAGTAGTCCAGAAGTCGTTGAAATAAATGAAGTAACAGAACCTGTAGTTGTTAAGCAACCTAAGAAAAAAATAGCGATAGCTATTCCGGGTGATCATTTCAGTTCTAAATTCTTAGTTTCTTGGACAAGTGCTTTAAATGTTCTATGGGAAACTCAGAAATATGATATCATCATCAGTCCCGGTGTAAGTTCTTATGTAACATTTGCACGAATGCAAACTTTGGGTCTTGATGTTCTTCGTGGAATTCAACAGAAACCTTTTAACAATCTTGATTTTGATGTTTGGGTAACTATTGATAGTGATATCATTTTTACTCCTCAACAATTAATTGATTTAATTGAGGCTACTGATATTCATCCAGTAGTCAGTGGTATGTATAGAATGGCTGATTTAGCTCATTATGCGATTGTTAAAGAATGGAATACTGACTTTTTTGTCAAAAATGGCACTTTCGAATTTTTGACACCCGAGTTTGTCGAAAAATGGAAACAAGAAACCGGTCTTAAATATATGTCCGTTAATTATAGCGGTATGGGATTCTTTGCTATGCGTCGTGATGTTTTGCGAAAAATGACTTATCCCTATTTTAATGCAGATTTGCAAGAGATTATCAGTGACGAAGGAACTATTTTAAGAGATATTTGCTCTGAAGATGTCGCTTTCTGCAAAAATATTCAAAAAACTGGTGTTCCTATTGTTGTTAATACTGAACTTCGGGTAGGACATCAAAAATTAATATCCATATAAAAACAAAAGAAGAATAACGGGAAATGACTGTTGATATTTATAATTATATTTTATTTATTATTTTAATTATTATAATTGGTTATTTTTCTCTTAAATATCTCTTTTTTATTTTAATCGGATTTGTATTAGGTGTTTATTTGACTTATAAATATATCAGATAATTATTTTTTTAGCAATGACCACATAGATAAATAATTGTTGCTTCTTTATTAACTTCTTTTAACATTTCTTCATAAGTTTCATAACTATGATTATGTAAATTCATTCTTTCAGCTTTTTCTTTCAGAATTTGCAAATTATTCATTTTAAGCATCTTTATTAAATCATCTTTTATCAAAACTCCCAATTCCTCAAATGATTTATATTTATCTACTTCAACTATCATATTATATCCCCAAAATAAATCATCAGATATCTGAATAATTCTTTGCATTTTTATTATTCCTATTAGCCGAATCTTTTAAATCGTTTCATAAATCCACCTCCTTTTTTAAATAAAGATGACATATATTTACCTCTATTTAATATCTTATTATTATAAGAATTATTTGCTATTTTATTAAATGAATTATTAATATTATTATTATTATTATTATTATTAAACATTAAATTTGGTCTCTTTATATATGTCTCTGGAACACTTGTTAATATTTTACTACTGAAACTATCAGCAAGTGGTTTAAATGATGATGATGTCGATAATGGCGATGATGAAGGAACTTGAGGAGGAACGCGAGGAGCGATAGCAGGAGCAATAGCAGGAGCGATAGCTGGTATAACTTTAGGTTTTATTACTGGTATCGATGATGAAGATGAAGGAATTGTTATTGGTTTAAATGATGATGATGAAGGAACTTGAGGAGGTGGTATAACTTTAGGTTTTATCATAGGCATTGAAAATGATGATGAAGGAACTTGAGGAGGTGGTATAACTTTAGGTTTTATCATAGGCATTGAAAATGATGATGATGAAGGAATTGTTATTGGTTTAAATGATGATGATGATGATAAAGGAATTGAAGAAGTTGTATTAACATTTGTATTAATAGTTGTATTATCAGTTGTTTCAATTGATGAATAAGATGAAGATGAAAAATAATAAATGATTGAACCAATTATTACAACTAAAAGAAGTATAACTAATATACCTATACCAATATAAATTAATATTTTTATTTTATCATAAGTTGGGGGTGGTTGTTGTAATTCTTCTTTTTTTTCAGTTGATGTTTGATTCATTTTCTATAACACTAAACGAAAAGAAAAATAAATAATTTTAATTAAATAGATATGTCTTTAAAAAATATTAATATAACTCGATGGAAAAATTATAATGATAATGAAAAATTATCATTTAATATTTATGAAGATGATAATATTGATGATGGTGTAGCTAAAATAGCTCAATCTATCAATAAGAAAAGTAGATTTTATGCGTGGAATTCTAAATTTCCTTATTTACTATTTTCAATAGAAGATATTAAATGGAAAGGTTATGATAATAATCCTTTAAAATCTAAAGATAGAAATAATCAAATAATTAAACAACCAATTATTTATAAATATAATTATGGTTTATGTTATTTTAATAATTTAAATATTATTTTTGAAGATGATTTTCCAGATCTTAAAAATAATCCTTATTATTTTACTGAAAAGAAATTTAAAACTCTTGATGATCTCAATAAAAGAACTAATAAATTAATTGAATTGCAAAATAAAGAAAATAAGATAACTGATAATCGTTTAACTATTCATCGATATGAATTAGCTTCACAAATTACCTCTTATAAATTTCTGTCTGATATCTTTGACAAATTAAACACCAATGAATTTATTCAATATATTCAATGGGTCAATGATAATTATACTTTAGTTCATAAATTATATATGTATCATTCTATTACAAATGCAAGTCTTAAAAGTTGGACTAATCTTGATAGAATTAATGAAATCAAATGTATTAATTGTTATTGTCTATTAGCCCCCAATTCCAATAGTTATGCACGAATAACTATCTATGATAATATGCGAATAACTATCAATTTTATTTTGGATTTAAGGAAAAATTTAACTTTGGATGTCATTGAAAAAATGGTTTTCAGCGATTTTAAAAATAAGACCATTCAGGAATATTTTGAATCTGTTTTACAAGAAAAATTGCGATTTATACCCGTTTCTATCAAGGTATATAATAATATAAATATTTCTAATGTTTCACTTGATAAATTAGCAAAGGTTATTTCGAGTTATCAGGATATATTCAAATCTATCAGTTATAAGAAATCTATTAATCTCATTTATAAAAGATCTTCTAATTTTACTACTGATTCTTTTGATTATAATATTTATGTTAAAAATCGACTTATTCTTGGTGTTGATACTAAAGAAATTATTGATGAATTATTAACTTTCAATTTTACTGAAGATGAAGGTTATAAAATGATCGCTCAAGAAGTCGATTTCTTAAATGAAATGGAACAACAGAAAATTAAAGCAGATGTCATTGAACAAAAACTTCATACAATCGTAGTTATTAAACAATCTAAATCAGGATTTGAAATAATTATTCATAATATTCCTAATAAAGTTGAACTTGAATATTTATCTTTTTGGTTATCTAAAATTATTAGTTCGGCTCAAGATAAAATTAATCCTAAAGATGCCATCAAGAAAAAGATTGTCATTAAACCAAGAACACCATCACCACCTTCAACACCTGATTTATCAGATGATGAAATCGATTTAGGAAAATTGAAATATTCTTCTTCGTCTTCGTTATCAGGTGGAGCTATAACTGCCAAGGATAAAGAAAATCAGCGTTATAAAATAACCTTATTGCAAAACACTGATAAAGATTTATTTACTGAAAATTATTCAAGATTTAAATGTCAAAAGAAAAGTCAGCCTTTAGTCATTACCAAAGAAAAGCGAGACCAATTAATAAAAGATGGCACCTATTATGTCGATAATGAACTTTATTATGGCAGTAAAAAAGATAATATGAATTATTATATTTGTCCTCGTTTATGGTGTAAAGTTTCGAAAGTTCCCGCACATCCTGAAAC